ACTTAATTTATATTATATTTTGGGAAAGCCTTACCATGATTGGAACGGCGTACATTGTATTTGGTTTAGGAAACTCAGGATGGTGGTGGGCGCTTGGTGTATTTTTAGGCGGTCTGGCTTATAGGCCAGCAATGTGGATTCATGGAAAGGATAAACTTTTCGAATGATGACCGACATAGCCCTCGCTTTCTTCATTGGCTTTCTGATCGGCCTTGTGATGCGCAAACAAGACAAAGACATACAAGAACAATATGATTTGTATAACAGGCAAATCAGAGCGCAAGAAGAAACTATTCAATATTACAAAAACCTGTGCAAATGGCACGCAGAAAGGAAACAGAATGGCAACTAAAAAAGAAGTTAAAGTACCAGCAATCAAAGAACCATCTGGCAAAGTAATTGCTGCACCATCGATTGCTTACTCACACGAAGAGATTGAAAAGAAAGCTGGACGCAAAAAGAAGGAAGACAAGCGTGGCTTTTTGTTAACCACCGGTGAATTTGCTGGTCGCAAGAAAGCAGCAAAGGTAGCAGAAACGGCTGGGGAGGTGCCAAAGAAAGTTGGAAAAAAGTTGCACTCCCACGATCTGAGGGAGGCCAAGGGCGTACCCAAAAAGAAACTCAAGTAAGAGCCGTGGTTCCATACGATAACGGCAAGGTGAAGATTGGTATTTATTACCAGCCACCAAAGTATATTGAAGAAGATCCCGATATGTTGCGGTTGCAGTCTTACTTGATTTATGACCCAGATAGGTTGAAAAAAGAGTATTGGACAAGGGTCACATATAACATCGGATTAATCTTTTTGCTGTCAATTACTGTATTGATGAATATTACAGGGCGTTAATTCCTAAATTTTTGCATAAGTAGATATAGGACTCGTCGTGAGACGCTCTGTTTGGCGTAAAGAAGCCTGACAGCCGGAAAGACGGCACCTACACATCATACACACAAAGGAAATAACATGAACCCATTTGAATTACGCTTTTCTATTTTTAATACAGCCAAAGATATCTTGGTAAAACAGCACGAAGCTAACCTAGCTGCGTGGGAATTGTTAAACAAAACATCCAAAAAAGTAGAAGAAGCCGCTCCAAAATACCCAACAGTTGATGACATTATCAATACGGCTGTTGAAATCAACAAATTTATCAGTGAAACTCAAATAAACGAGTTTGGCAAGATTGCTAAGCGTTTAACTGGTACGACTGTAATATTCTAAAGGAAATACCATGGCAACTAAACCTGGCTTGTATGCCAATATTCATGCCAAACAGGAACGTATAAAGCACGGTTCTGGCGAGAAAATGCGTAAGCCAGGTGCCAAGGGTGCTCCTACCGCAGAAGCATTTAAAGAGTCTGCAAAGACTGCAAAAATGAAAAAGGGCGGTAATGTATCACTAGCAGTAGGTCGTGGTGAAAAGTTACCCGTATCCAAAGGTGCTGGCCTTACAGCCAAAGGTCGTGAGAAATACAACCGAGAAACAGGTTCGCATCTAAAGGCACCACAGCCCGAAGGTGGACCTCGTAAAAAATCATTTTGCGCTCGCATGTCTGGTATGCCCGGACCGATGAAGGACGAGAATGGCAAACCAACACGCAAAGCCGCAAGTCTAAAAAGGTGGAAGTGTGGCAGCTAGAAAATATGTATTTAAACCCGAAATGTGCGATCGTATGATCGAGCTGGGAAAAACGGGTTCATCTCAAAAAATGATTTTTGCCGATATTGGCATTACTAAAGATGTGGCTAGAGGCTGGGAAAAGAAGTACCCAGAGTTCAAAGACGCTCTTGATATGGCATTAGTTCACGCCCAAGCTTATTGGGAAAAGATGATGCTTGACAATGTCAACAATAAGGCGTTTAATTCTCGTATGGTCGAAATTGCGGTTCGTGGACAATTCCAAGACACCTACAAAGAAACCAGAGAAATTAAAGCCGAAATTAAGCAAGATATTAAAATTGATTTTGCTGGAGAAGTTTCCAGTCTAATCAAGCAGTTACGAGAAGCCAAAAAATAATTCTCAAAGTTTCTCATATTGTGAAAAGGCTAAGTGTAAAAAACTTAGCCTTTTTTGCATAAGTAGTAATACAATAGAAAAAGTTAAACCAGTTGATAAGGAAAACCAGTTATGACAGCACACGCAATACTCTCTGCTTCGGGCTCTAAACGGTGGCTATCTTGCACACCAAGCGCTCGTCTTGAAGCAACCCTCCCAGAACAAAAGAAAGCCGCTGGATCATTTGATCATTCCGCTGAAGGCACATTAGCGCATTCGTTAGCTGAAATCAAATTGCGCCTTCAACTCAATCAAATAGGACATGAAGAATATGACCGAGAAATTCAAATCATCCAAACCAGCCCGTATTACAACCAAGAGCTCGACGAGTATGTCGACAACTACGTCGTTTACGTCCGCAGTCAAATTAGCGAACACGATCGAGCATTGTTTGAACAGCGTGTGGACTTTTCTGAATGGGTTCCTGACGGTTTTGGTACAGCGGATGTGGTCTTACTTTCTAAACACGCCATTCGTGTCATCGACCTTAAATTTGGAAAAGGTATCCCAGTCTCAGCGCAAGACAACACGCAACTCCGCCTCTACGCCCTCGGTGCGTACTCCAAGTTCAAGGAAGAATACCCCGATATTAAAGAAGTTGAATACACAATCGTCCAGCCAAGGCTCGACAGTATCTCAACAGACGGCACGTCAATCGCAAAGCTCGTCGACTGGGCAAATTACTTCGTCAAGCCAAAAGCCAAGAAAGCGTGGACAGGCACAGGCGAATTCCTCCCAGGCGACTGGTGCCAGTTCTGCCGCGCCAAAGCCACGTGCAAAGCACGCTCGGACTTCGTCAACGAAATAGCATCGCTAGACTTCCGTCCAGCACCGTTACTAGACGAAGAAGAGTTTCGTCTAGTACTTTCCAAAGCATCACAATTAAAATCGTATGTCAATGATATTGAAGAATACGCTACCCAAAGAGCGGTTCAAGAAAATATTATTCCCACTGGCTTTAAGTTAGTGGTGCCAAAGGGTCACCGCAAGATTAGCGATTTTGCTTTGGCCGAAGCGGTATTAGTGGAGCATGGATTTAATAAAGAAGATTTGTACGAGCGCAAACCCAAGTCTGTACCACAGATTGAAAAGCTTGGCAAGAAGGGACAAATTACTGGTATACTGGGCGATATGATTGTGCGTCCAGATTCAACACCAAAATTAGTACCCGACAATTCTGCTGAGGATTTCGCATGAGTACCCCACTCATCATTTTGTCAACTATGATATACTTAGGTGTTGCAATTGATCAGTATTTCAAAAGTAACATTGGACCAGCAATAATGTTTTTAGGGTATACTATTGGAAACTGTGGTATACTCTTGACAGTACGGTAGAGATTGGCACCGATAAAGTTCAATCAAATTAAGTTAATAAGGAAATCAGTAAAATGGCTACAAAAAACCCTCGTGTTGTAACTGGTAAAGTTCGTTTCTCTTACGCTAATGTGTTTACTCCAATGGATAAAGGCGATGGCAAGACACCTAAGTATTCAGTGTCTATCATCATTCCTAAGTCTGACAAAGAAACCATTGCCAAGATCAACAAAGCTTTTGAAGAAGCTAAAGCAAACTCCGCTGGATATTTTGGTGGTACAATTCCAAAGATGCTTAAAGGTGGTTTGCGTGATGGCGATTTAGAGAAAGAAGATGCAGCCTATGCTGGCTCCATGTTTATCAATGCCAACTCTGTTAAAAAACCTGGTATTGTTGATGCTGATATGAACGCTATCATTGACCCAGAAGAGTTTTACTCTGGTTGCTATGGTCGTGCAGCAATTGAGTTCTACCCATACAATATGGAAGGCTCAAAAGGTATCGCTTGCGGCTTAGGCAATGTGCAAAAGCTAGAAGACGGTGAGCGTCTTGGCGGTGGCGGAATTTCAGCAGCAGTTGATTTCGCAGTATAATAGTTTCATTGTAGTTCCCTCCCCTGTAGTGCCTCGCCCCACCGAAGTTTGGTGGGGCATTTTTCCCTCTAACCCATAACAAAAAGAAAACCATGGATCAATACCAAGAATATATCGCCGCCAGCCGCTATGCCCGATTTGTAGATGATAAACAACGAAGAGAAACTTGGGCAGAGACAGTAAACCGATTTGTAGATTATATTTTTACTAGAACTCCAGCCATTACAGAAAACACAGAATTAAAGAATGAAATTTTTGATGCTATCCATAACCTAGAATTAATGCCGTCCATGCGTGCCATGATGACGGCTGGAAAGAGTGCCGACCGTGACAATACTTGCGTCTATAACTGCAGCTATCTCCCGATTGATGACCCCAAGAGCTTTGACGAAGCGATGTTCATTTTGCTTTGCGGAACTGGTGTTGGATTCTCGGTTGAATCCAAGTACATTAACCACTTGCCAGAAGTGCCAGAAAACTTGTTTGATTCCGAGCACACCATCTCGGTACACGACAGCAAAGAAGGCTGGGCAAAATCATTACGTTTACTCCTCGCCCACCTCTGGGCTGGAGAAATTCCGAAGTGGGACATGTCCAATGTCCGTCCTGCCGGAGCACGACTCAAAACATTTGGTGGAAGAGCTTCCGGGCCAGAACCATTAGTTGATTTATTTCAGTTTGCAGTAAACTTGTTTAAAGGCGCAAAAGGTCGCAAGCTTAACAGCTTAGAGTGTCACGACTTGATGTGCAAAATTGGTGAGGTAGTTGTAGTCGGTGGCGTACGTCGCTCTGCAATGATCTCGTTGTCTGATCTTGATGATGAAAGGATTCGTCATGCTAAAGCTGGACCATGGTGGGAAACAGCACCGCATCGTGCCCTTGCGAACAACAGTGCGGTGTATAACGAAACACCTACTGTCGGAAAGTTCATGGAAGAATGGCTATCACTTTACAACTCCCATTCCGGTGAACGAGGGATATTTAATCGGGAAGCTGCTAAAAAGACGGTTGAAAAATACGGGCATCGAAATCCGAACTTTGAGTTCGGAACTAATCCTTGCTCGGAAATTATCCTTCGACCATATCAATTCTGTAATCTTACTGAGGCTGTAGTACGCCATGACGACACAAGAGAAACTCTATTGCGCAAAGTGCGCATCGCCTCTATCCTTGGTACCATCCAGTCTACCTTTACAAAGTTCCCCTATTTGCGCAAGGTGTGGCAGAGAAATACTGAAGATGAACGGCTTTTGGGTGTCTCCCTCACCGGAATCTATGATAATCCCCTTCTCACAACACAAGGAGACAAACTAAATGGTTTACTTACAGAGCTTCGAGAGGAAGCTAGAAGAACCAATGAAGAATTTGCAGAGTTGCTTGGAATACCTAAAAGTGCTGCAATTACTTGCGTCAAGCCCAGCGGAACCGTCAGCCAGCTCGTTGATAGTGCTTCTGGAATCCACCCTCGACACTCTAAATATTACATTCGCAGAGTTAGAGGAGATAAGAAAGACCCTCTCACCCAATTCTTAATTTCACAAGGAATACCAAATGAAGCATGCGTATATAAACCAGATCAAACAGTGGTTTTCAGTTTTCCGATCAAAGCTCCCGACGGTATCACTCGATCCGACGTCACTCCTATTGATCACCTTGGACTTTGGCTCACATACCAAAGACACTGGTGCGAGCACAAGCCGTCGGTCACCATCTCAGTCGAAGAAAAAGACTGGCCAGCGGTCGGCGCCTGGACTTGGGAAAACTTCAGCGAAATATCCGGAGTTTCCTATCTCCCGTACGACGGCGGAAGTTATCGACAAGCTCCCTATTCCGAGTGTACCCAAGAAGAGTACGAAACCCTCAAAGCCCAAATCCCCAAAATCAACTGGGAAGAGTTCAAAGAAAACACAGACAACGTCGAAGGGGCGCAACAACTAGCCTGCTCGGCTGGTGTCTGTGAGATCTGATCCTTGGGCTTGCCCTCCGCTCAATCTGCTCAATTGGAACCTAGCATGGACGTGGCAAGTCCATGCGTGGGAAAATGTTCACTCGACTTCTTTGGCGTTTGTAAAGGATGCCAAAGAACTAGAGAAGAGATTGCGGCTTGGACACGCCTATCAAACAGCGAAAAGCAACAGGTAATAGATCGCATTAGACTGTGATATACTAGTCGTCCGCTGATACGTCAGCTTGCCATAGGAGCATTTATGAATATCTACTCAATCGACTTTGAAACCCGCAGTACCATCGATCTAGCTGACCAAGGGCTAGACATCTACGCCAACGACCCCAGCACAGAAGTCCTGTGTATTGCGTACGGCATCTACCCACAATCTGTTGGTGTATTCTCACCACAAACAATCAATTCTTTTGCACCAAACGAGCTCATTGAACACGTCCGCAACGGTGGCAAAATCCAAGCATGGAACGCCATGTTTGAGTACGCCATCTGGAACTGCGTCTGTGTGCCAAAGTACGGCTGGCCACCGCTCAAACTGGAGCAGTGTATAGACACCATGGCGATTGCTGCCGCCAATAATGTACCCCAAAGCTTGGATGAAGCTGGTCAGCTATTGGATGCCAAATACCAAAAAGACCCCATGGGCAAAAAGCTGATTCAAAAGCTTTGCAAACCTGGTAGAAAAGGCGAGTTTAACAACGACCCAGAACTGCTTAAAATGCTGTTTGATTACTGCGCCCAAGACGTGCGTACAGAAATGGCTATAGGAAGCGTTTTAAGGGGGCTTACAGACGCTGAACAGGAAGTCTGGTACCTCACCCAGCGGATCAACCTAAGAGGCGTTCCTGTGGCTCCTAAAGAGCTCCAAAACGCTGTCCTTGCTGTAGAGAGGGCTCAGCATGCCATCGACCAAGAATGCGTCGCCTTGACGGGTTGTAAGCCTTCTGAAAGGGCTAAATTGCTCGATTGGATTAACAAGCGGATACCACACGCTCCGATGCCAGACATGACAGCGGAAACCGTCCAAAAGATGTTAGATTCCAATGTGTTTGATATTGTTAAAAAAGTATTAAAACTACGCCAAGAAGGCAGCCAAACTAGCGTGGCTAAGTACGCTAAAATGTTGGAGATACAAAGAAATGGCAGGATTAGGAACACCCTCGTATACCACGGTGCTAGTACCGGTCGCTGGGCTAGTCGCGGCGGTCTTAATTTGCAAAATATTGCTCGCCCTACGCTCGAAGATTCTGAAATTGAACGAGCAATACCGAATGTCTTTGTTCAAGGAGTGGCTACGATGCAGCAACTCTCCTCCCTCGTTCGTTGCGCAATTAAGGCCCCCGAAGGCAAAACCTTCGTTGATGTGGATTTTAGCTCAATTGAAAACCGAGTTGCTTCATGGATTGCTGGGCAGAACGACAAAGTCGAACTATTTCGACAAGGCTTGGATGAATACAAAGCCTTCGCCTCCACCGCTCTTTACAAAATTTCCTACGAAGAAGTCACCAAAGACCAAAGACAAATAAGCAAGTCAGCCGTATTGGGTTGCATGTTTGGGCAAGGCTCAAAAGGTTTAGTGGAATATGCTGAAGGTATGGGAGTAAAGTTGACTTTTGAACAAAGCCAACAAGCAGTTGACGCATACCGTAGTGCTTATCCAAAAGTCAAAGCGTGTTGGTATGGATGTGAAGAGAAAGCGATTGCTGCGATTCAAAATCCCGAGCAAGCTCAAGAGATTGGTAAACTGATGTTTAAGTTTACAAAGAATGCATTATGGATGAAATTGCCAAGCGGTCGTTTGATCTGTTGGCGGGAGCCCAAGGTCGAGAGTCAATTGACACCATGGGGTGCTAGGCGAGATGGAGTCACTGTGATCAATCAAAATACCTTCACTCGCAAATGGGGTAGAAATAATTTGATTGGCTCGAGTATTTTTCAGTCCGCTGTGCAAGGCACTGCTCGTGATATGCTGGCCGAGGCTTGTTTGTTGTTGGAAAAGAACGGCTTTGAGATTCTTAACTTGATCCACGATGAAGTCCTCATGTTAGTGGATGAACAGTTTGGCGAACAAGCGTTAGCCCAGGTAACTGATTTGATGACCACTCCACCAAAGTGGGCTCCAGACTTCCCATTAGCGGCGGAGGGTTGGATAGGTAAGCGTTATCGGAAGTGATTATTCCTCTGCACCCATGTTCATAATAGGCTCGCCGTTTCTTTCTAATATTTTAGTAGATTTATCAGGATCAAATACTACATAATTTTGTGTTTTTGCATCCTGATTACCAAATCGACTTCCTCGATCTAAATATTTAATACCAGGAATATCCATTTCCTGTAACACTTTAGCGGTGTCTGGTTGCCGTAACCATCTTGTAAATTCATTAGAAGGATCTTTTTGTATTATGGCAATTGGATTTGCTTTAGCAAATGCTTCTTGAATATGTTGTGGTTGTTCTCTAAAAGGTAAATCCCAATCAACCATTTTTTCAATATGTTCATCTGGAACATCAACTTTATACAAATACCCAGCTGGACCTAATTCTCGCCCCATGTTTTGTTTAAAATCTAAAGGATCTGGCATTGTTGAATGGGCTCTTAATCTCCCATAAGTTGGGTGTGGAACCCATTCACCCTCTTTATTTTTAATAACTTCTTGAACAACCGTATGCCAACTTTTGTCTTTAGTTGCGGGTTGAAAAGAAATTACTTTATCATATCCGCCCATTTTTCTTCGGATTTCTCCGGGTTTAAAATAGTCCATTAAATCTTTATCTGTAACCATTTGTCCAGATAATGCTTGTTGATACCCCTTTGCAACACTGGGATTTTCAGCTAAATAAACACCATGTCCAAATGCTTGAGATCCTTCCCCTTGACCAATTTCCGATAATTCAAATTTGTTAAATGGATAAGGTGTGCCATGCCACGCCGTTATCGGCTGAATGCCACCAGTTTTTACCATATATTTTTCAAGCATATCGTATGCTTTTGGACCAGCTGCTTTTACTGCAGCCGCATATCCAGGAACAGCCATCATAGCAATATTGGCTAATTCACCACGTTGCTTACCTAATTCGTAAGCTTCGTAGTTAGGATCCGTAATTGGGTTTTTAGGTTGCATGGAAGGCAAACCACTTGCGCCTTCCAAAAAGCCAGTTGCTGCGCCAGCTTGTCTTGGCTTAGTAGCAATTTGAGGATAGCCAATATATGGTTGCAGTTCATGAGCATTTAGCTCAGCACGCTTTTTAGCAATATTATCAGCCATGATTAATTTAAAGTAGCAAGACCGCCGTTAGCTTTTTTCTCTGTGTCTTCTTTATCCAACTTGCGTTGATAGTAGCCAATTGGAACGGAAGCAAGAGCACCAATAATATTTGACTCTGGGCTAAATGGTGTTGGTGCAACAGTAGCAACGTTGCTTATTAAGCCAGCGGTATCTAACAACTCACGACCAATATCATTGTGTTTAAAGTGATTCCATAAACGCATAGCGTTTTCGCCACCTTCCCACAAACTACCTACAGTACCAGCACCTTTAATAAATGGCATCGCTGGGCCTAGTGTTTTAGATAGGGTTCCACTACCACTACGAATAGCTTGTAGGGCACGCTCTGTTGGGCTTAGTGGCGCAGTTGATGGAGGAGCAGTGTTACCAACCGCTGGTGGTGGTGTCATACCAGCCACAGAAGCGGGTTCAGCGGCACTTGGCGCAGACTTAAACAACTCATCAATACGAGCTCTAGCGGCTTGTTTAGCGGCTGATTCTTTAGCAGCCACTTGAAGCTGGTGCTCAGTTTGATATCTATCGCCACCTAAATATGGCAGAGGTTTTCCACTTTCGTCTAAATATTGACCGGATTCTACCCATGCCTTTACAGCATTAGGACCAGCGTTCATTACTTCGGTAGGAACGCCTTGTACTGAAACAGATCCCGATGGTGCGTTAGGAGCTTTATTTAAAACTGCTTGTGCTAACTCTTTACCTTTACCAAGGAGGTTGTAACCTTCTTTAGCGGCTTTAGCGCCAGCACCAGCAATAACAGCAGTCTCACCACCAACTTCTGGTGGAGTATCTTTTTCTTTGTTTAAGAAGAACTTATGATGTTCTTGCAAATCCTCATGCGGAACCTCTTCGTATTCTACTTGATCGTTCATTTCTTAACCCTCATTGGTTTTCCATCTTTCCAAACAATTGGATTGCCGTATTTATCTTTATCTTCAGTACCATCAGCTGGTTTACCAGAGTGGAGCTTCTCATAATCGTCATTGAGTTTTAAATCCCACTTACCAATGATGGCTTTGGTTTTAGGTGTTTGCATGAATGAGAACGCATCTGGGTTTCTACCAGCTTTTCTTTCAGCAATCTTATACTTATCCCACTCTTCAGCCAACTCCATATTTTTTTGAGCAGTGTTTTGAATAAACAAAGCTTGCTCAATATTTTGAGAGGCTGGGTATTTGGAACCTAAACCTTTAGCAGACTGAGCGATGTTGGTTAACTGAGCACCCATCTTGGAGCCAGTACCACCAAACTCTTCTTTCTCAAAGTCAATACCTAATTGTTTAGCCAAAGCGTCCAAACGGGTTCTGCGCTCCATTGCTGGCTCACCAGCAAAGAACTCTCTTACACCCATCAATGTGCCAGTCTCTCTATCTTTCTTGGCATCACCTTTATCAACGCTACTACCAGCAAGTTTGAGCAATAAACCCATTGGGTCTTGCTTGTACTCATAGCCCAAATCTTCTGGATGCTCAGCAGCAATTTTAATAATCTCATTAGCACGCAACAATGCGTTATTGTGTTTAGCAGACTGTGTTGAAATATCGGCAATAAATTTACCAGCGGCATCACGCTCAGCTTTTTCAGATTCTAATTGAGCTTGATTACGAGCCTCTTCTTGCTGTAATGCGCTTTTATGAGCTTCTTTAGCAATATCTGGATTCATTGAGTAATCAATACCGGGTGCTGGTGAAACAGATACGGTACCTTGCGCTGGAGGAGCGGCTTCTGCACTACCGCTACCAGTTAACAAACTGATGATGTTTTCCGCCATACTGCCTTGAGGAGCGGCTTGCGGGGATACTGGAGCCACAGGAGCAGTCTGTGGATCACCACCGACCGCCATGGAGCGCATTGCGCCACCCGTGGCTTTTTTCTGCATTGGCTCAATCTTAGGCTCTTTAAGAACACCTTTGAGTTGTGGAGGAACAATTTGTTTGTCTTGCCAGTTTTGTAAATCCACTTTAGGGATTTTGACAGAGAAGTTTTTGTAGTTACCGTTGTTGTCATAACCACTAACAACTGCTTCAACCACATCGTAACGACCCCAGTTAGCTGCAGATTCAGCTTGAGCACGACTGTGGATATCAGAGATTGCCTTAAATGCCGCGTTAAAACCAGAGATATCAGCCTGGTCGTAATAGTTCTTTAGTGTTTGGTATTCGTACTGGGTTAGTGGAACACCTTTAAAGCTATAGCCACTTTCACCAGTTGGGTTTTGTTGTCCGCCTTGTTGTGGTGGTTGACCAGAAGTTTGCATAGGAGAACCTTGACCGCCTTGCAAACCACTACCAATATCACCAAGTTGTTTTTGCATCATGCGCACATTAGCAATACCCAAAGCATTGTTTTGGATTTCTTGGGCTTCTTGTTGCTTTTGATCAGCACGCTGACGAAGTGCTTCAGCTTGATTGTTGCGAGCACGAGCAACCATGTCATCTAAACCACTTTGTAGTTTATGCCATGGGCTAGATAGCTCATCAACACGCTGTTGCATTCTTTGCAACATGTCTGCTGAATTTGGGCCTGCAGCTAATACTTCGGCTGAGCGTTCAGCCGCTGATTTTGGTTTTGCTGGAATTGCGTCTAATCCGCTTTGTGGAGTTTCATTTGCCATATATTATTCCTTAATCGCCAAGTCCAGAAGTGCCACTGGTTAAGTTAGTATTATTTGCAGCACCAGGTGTAGCATTAGCATACGCTTGATCTAATGAAATCCCCGTTCCACCATAATTATTTATATTGCCAGTCAATCCTAAAGATTGAGAAGTGGCACAAGTACCACCAAAAATATTGCAATATAAACTCTTTAGTGCGCCACCTAAAGTACCTGGACCTTTGCCTGTAATTGAATTTACTGCCGCACACAGAACCGCTGGAGTACCAGCTAAAGTTTGAATTGCTGTCAACGGAGATAACTGACATTGTGTCATACAAGTCTTTGGTGCGTTGATAGCGTTTACGATATTGCCGTAATTTGAAGCGGCAGAGAACGGAGCATTGAACTGCGCTGTACCAGTATTTAAGTTAGCGGCAACACAAGCGGCTCCCACATTACCTAATGCAGTACCAGCGGCGGCTCCAGTTTGTTGATTGTTTAATGCGGCTGTTAATTGTTGTGCAGCTAATGTATCAAATGCATTGGTCTTAGCTGTGTTGGTAGCTACTTGGCAACGCAAGCTACCAAAGTTACCACTGCTAATGGAATTACCAACAACTGGTGCTATAGTTTGTGGCAATAACTGGCACAACTGTTGACGTTGAGCTGCAAACAAACTACCCAATGGAGTACCAACATTAGGATTAACTTGTCCAGTTGAAGCGCATACAGAAAATGGATTTGCTGCGCCTTTAGCAATCGTACCCAATGCACCCGTTGCGGTAGAGAACGCATTGTTCGGGTTATTTAAATTACTAACAGCGTTTTGTACTGTAGTACCAGCAATGCCAGTAGGCGCATTTGCTGCGCCAGCACCAGCCATGTTGATTAAGTTTTGTTGGGCGGTACTATACCAATTTGGTAAAGTAGTCTGGGTGACCTTTGAACCCGATAGTAGGTTATTTAACCCAGAGGAGCATGTTGTGCCAGCCATTATTTTTTCACCTTCTTTTTAGCTTCTAATAAGTACCCCAATGCACCTTTGCTATCTGGGGGTAAATCGTTTGCATCCGCATTACGCTTATGCTTGCGAATTGTTCTTAGGAATTCATCCAAAACTTTTGCACCACTATCGTTACTACCGTTACCCAAAGAAGATACTACATCCGCTGGGATAACAAACTCACCGTTAGCTAACATCGCTGGAATGGAATCAGAAGTGCCGTCACCTTTGCCTTTAACATAGGTGTGTTTTAAACCGCCTTCACTATGAAACTCGGGAACATGTTCTACTGCAGCACCACCATTTTTAAACATATGGGCTGTAGAGCCATGTAATAAATCTAAACCGGGGTGTTTTAATGAAAATTCAATTTTAGAACCACGTGCAGTTCCCGGACCTCTCACTGGCTCACATACGCCACCACCAGAACAATAATGAGGCACCATACTTCCGCCAGTTTTTGCATTTTGAATTTCTTGCAAAGACAAAGGATTAAACGCTTCATTAACTGGAGCAGATGTCGGTGTTACCAATTCAGCGGATGGAACCAAAGAATTTAAAGCAATCTGGTTGCCTTTCATTGTGCCAGCGGCCAATGGTGTAATACCTTGTGAACCCGATGTGCCAGCGGTTGTGGTTGGCAATGCACCAGAAGTTGTTGTCGTAGTTGGTTTAGCACCAGCTACAGTTTTAGCAGCAGTAGCTGGAGCAAACAAACCTTTTACGGTATTAGCTACGCTTCTAGCAGTCTTTAAATCAGATAAAGATATACCACCAGCGCTTGGCGCAAAACCACCAATACCAACAGAACTTGCAATGATTGGATTACCAAAAGAATCTAGTGCAAATTGACCGGGCGCTGCAGCCATATAGGTTTGACCTAATACAGTTCCAGCGGTACCGTCACCAACAATAGTACCCGCTGGTAAAGCACCAGTCAATCCAGCACCATTTGTTACTGCGCCAGCGCCAGGTATTGCACCAGAACCTGTGGCTGGAGGTGTTAATGAACCAAAGGTACTACCAGTCGCATTTGGGTTAGCACCGATTTGTGTTGTCAAAGATGGATCATTTAATGTTGAACCACCACTTGGTAAATTAGAAACAGCATCACCAGACGGTGCGGGAGCTGGAGCATCCGCTGGTGTACCACCAACAGTAGGATCGGCATTTGGTAATGCTGAAGTAGAAGTATTAACTGAACCTACAGCTTCTCCACCAGCAGAAGTATAAGTTGTGGCTCCAGAAGCATCTGTAAGCGCTGTAGAGCCGTCTGAAAAGGTTGTTAATACAGAACCATCTTCCATGGCTACTGTGCTTTCTACAGCCAAATCTGAAGCCAACATGCCCGACGCAGCACCCATACTAGCTACTGTTGCGGCTAGTGCACCTAATGTAGCCCAACCACCAGGAACAGCGCTACGAACGCTAGAATCGAGTTGCGAACCCCAATTACCGATAGTTTGAGCGGCGCTACATACCCAGCATGATACAGTGTTAACTACGCAACGCACTACTGGAATACTACAACCACCCTCTAAAGTCATCCCACGAGCAAATGGGGATGGGCGACCTACAACCGCACCCCTTGGTTGGAATGCATTAATAGGAAGCGATGGGCGACAAAAACATCTATATCTCATACTAGAGCCATCCAGTTGTATTTTGGTTTGTCCGAATGTTTAACTTCAACGCCAGCCTTTTGTAAAAATTTAACAATACCTTCGTTATTTGCTTTACCATATACAGCATGTAATGGACGTTTACGAATATCTTTGACAAATTCTTTTAAAGAATGCAACACTTGTAATGGGGAATCCTCACTAAAAAGATGAAGTTCTACATTATGTGGATCAATATAATGTGCGTACAATACAGAATTATTTGTGTGCAACAAAAAGCCTTTGTGATCAGCAACATGCTGTGAAATACTACGCAAAATAATTTGCGGATTTATTCCACGTTTATTAGCATCAGCCGTAATAATTTCTTTTGGGGTCATGGTTTGCACACTTGAGTTGCGTCGTAATTAGTTAATTCCAAATCTGGTTTAATAATGGCTGTAGAGGTTTCCCTATCAATCTCCATTACTCCAAAACAACATAAATTCCAGTTTTCTGCGGTTTTGTCTTTTTCACTAAAAGAAGGAACATGTAGCTGGAAATGCTTAAATAAATATTCTTGATCATCTTCAAATACCCGCCAAACATGATCTTTAGTACCACGCCCAGCAGTGCCTCTACTTTGGTTAAAACGAATCAAATACTTTTTCATATGATGATCGGGCCTTTCTGGCAAACATGCTCACTGGCTGAATTCCGAACACTCACATTAAAATGGATGAACTTTACAGCTTCGTTAGACCCATTGCGTGTAAACGAATGGGGTAACCACGAATTTGTAAAATACATCGAACCTGGTTTAGGATCAAACACCAACATATCGGTTGCTTCTGTTGGCTTGGTGTTATCTGCCTCTGGCATACTCATCTGCTTTTTGCCAGTTCTTGGATCATGGAATACTATCCTTGATCCTTTTTCGGGTACTTGTAAAAAGTAAAACCCAACAATCTGCACTCCATCGGGGTGAATATGTTCTTCCATATTCGAGTACTTATAGTGCTCTTGCCCCCACATTGAATGGAAATAAGTTTCCTTATTATCCATGGCGTACCCTTGTGCCTTTAAGATATTCCAAGCGGTGCCAACAATAAAGCTTCCAAAGTCTTGGATGGTTGGTTCTGCCACTAGGTTATCTGTCATAACAACAGGGTAAATATCATTTACATCATTTTTGCGGGGCTTACAATGCGTATCAAACACCGCTGTCACTGCTTGCAAATACTCTAGCTTTTCAATATAGTGTACTGCGGATGAAAAGTAATACGCTGTTTGTAAGGTATCCATGGTAATATAAAATAATTAAAGGTACTTATAGCCTAGCACATTTGTGCTCAATTGTCAATAGGCTGGACCATTAATTATTGTAGTTACCTCACGTGCCCAATCTTGCCACTTATCAAACCCCTCTGGATTTGGTAATGGATATGAACCAAAAGTTGCGATTCCAGAAATCTGTTGCGCCGCTTGTTTCCAATTTTCTTCTGGTTGAATCATTACATTTTGACTGCCATAATAAATAATGAAGTTACCAGTCCAATCTTCCCAACTCATATACTCTGGTATAACGGGAAAAAACGGTTGTATCGGCTTACGGGCGCTCATCACCAAACTCGGCAGTAATCATAATACGACCCATTTCATAATTGCCGTTAAGTGTATTAGATTCAAATTTTAATTGTACTAAACGATGTTCAATACGAAGGTCAATTTTACCAGTAGTAGGATCAAAATAATACGGACCAGAATCTTCTTCACTATTGCTGTCATCGGCAAACTTACGACCTAAAATAGACATGGACATTGTGCCAGACTGCAAGAAGTTAGGCTCAATACGACGGAAATGCGTACGACGATTAACGCCAGTTAAATTCACTCCAGCGGCTTTACCAGCACTTCCGCTGATCCAACTAATATCACTGGTTGTAAAGCTAGAGTAAACTGCTACTTCACCGTTAACGCCAATTTCATTTTGGCCGTATTCATGTTGCCATAAATTAAATCCGCCAGTCAAATAGTATACGCTTGAACCAACAGACGCACTTGGCAAAATAGGATTATTTACAGTAACCAAAGTTACGCCAGGTGGTTTTACTGTAGTGTTATAAATATTGACACTAGAAGTAATGGTATAGGTATTACCATAACTGGCTGATGGCTGTAGTGTTACAGTATCACCAGGGCTAAACTGTGCGGTTTGGTCGCCAGATAAATAAAACTGATTTGACGCTGGAGCCGATAAGCTGGCTGGGTGTGCAATTACTTTATTTGGAAAGCCTAGAACAGGACTATAGTTCCAGTCAATCCAAATTGGATTAGGCAACAGCTCAGTGGTGTATCCA